GGATATCCTACAGGTGGTATTGGGCATCTAATTACAGAATGGGATGAAGATTATTATGGAAAACCCATCGGTACAAAGATTCCAAATGATAAAGTGGATGAATGGTTTGCGAAAGACATAGAAACGACTATAAAAGATTGTAACCTATTATTTTCGCAATTTGATAATCTACCTGAAGAGATACAACATGTATTAGCCAATATGTGTTTTCAACTCGGTAGACCTAGACTATCTAAATTTAAAAACATGATTGCTGCAGTAGAGGATTGTGATTGGTATAAAATGGCAGACGAGATGGAAGATTCTCGTTGGTTCAAACAAACTACTAATAGAGCAAAAAGATTGATAGCACGTGTTGATAGACAATATGCAAAAGAAAGTATAGCATAATGAGTAGAGAACTAACTGAAAGACAACAAAAGTTTTTATCTGTCTTATTTGATGAGGCAGGTGGAGATGTAGTAGCAGCTAAAAAGTTAGCAGGATATTCTGAAAGCTCTAGCACTACAGATATCGTTAAATCGCTGAAAGAAGAGATTCTAGAGGCTACACAGTTGTTTATGAGTAGGAATGCACCTAAAGCTGCAATGGCTATGGTAGGAGGCTTATATGACCCTACAGAGCTAGGTATTAGAGATAAGATGGCAGCAGCTAAAGAATTACTAGACAGAACAGGTTTAGTGAAGACTGAGAAGATGCAAGTAGAAAGCACTGGGGGTGTTATGCTCTTGCCACCAAAGAACAATGGATAGAAGTGTAGGAAAGTGGAAACTTCCACAGCCAACAGATTTAAAAGACGAAGAACAAAAAGAATGGATACAGATACCACGCATAGCTAGGACTGTTCCATTTGGATATAAAATAAACGAAAAAGATTCTGACTTACTTGACCCAGTACCATACGAGTTAGAAGCCATAGAAATGGCAAGAAAGTATATAAAACAATATTCGTATCGTGAAGTAGCTAATTGGCTAACAACTAAAACAAAACGAGAAATATCTCACGTAGGGTTAAGAAAAAGGTTAATGCATGAAAGACAACGTAAGAACCAAGCTAGAACTCTCAGAAAGTGGTCTGAGTATGCCGAAAAGGCGATACAAAAGGCGAAAGCCATTGAAGAAGAAAGAACAGGTGCAAGAGCCTAAGATACAAGAAGTATCTGAAATAGAGTCAGTACCAATTGAAGAACAGAATGTAATCTTCAAACCAAACGCAGGACCACAGACAGAGTTTCTTGCGGCAGGTGAAAGAGAAGTATTATATGGTGGTTCAGCAGGTGGTGGTAAATCATATGCTATGTTAGCAGACCCTTTAAGATATATGGGTCACCCATCATTTAGTGGGTTGCTACTGCGACACACAACAGAAGAACTTAGAGAACTTATATTTAAGTCTAAGGAAATGTATCCTCAAATATGGAAGGGTATAAAGTGGTCAGAAAGAAAGATGCAATGGGAAGCACCATCAGGTGCTAGGTTATGGATGTCTTACCTAGACCGTGACGATGACGTACTTCGTTATCAAGGTTTGGCATTTAGTTGGATAGGGTTTGATGAATTAACCCAATGGTCTACTCCGTATGCTTGGAACTATATGCGTTCACGTTTGCGTTCTACTGCTCCTGATTTACCAGTGTATATGAGAGCAACAACGAACCCGGGAGGTCCGGGTCATCAGTGGGTTAAGAAAATGTTTATTGACCCAGCACCATACGGAAAGCAATTTGATGCCACAGATATTGAGTCAGGGAATGTCCTTACCTATCCAAAAGGACACAGTAAAGAAGGACAATCCTTATTTAAAAGAAGATTTATCCCTGCTAGATTATCGGATAACCCATATCTCGCAGAACAAGGTGACTATGAAGCAATGCTTCTTTCCCTACCTGAACACCAACGTAAGCAGTTGCTTGAAGGTGATTGGGATATTAAAGAAGGTGCTGCTTTCTCTGAGTTTGATAGGAATATTCACGTTATTGAGCCTTTTTCAATTCCAAGAAATTGGGTTAAATTTAGGGCATGTGATTATGGTTATGGCTCTTATAGTGGTGTGTTGTGGTTTGCTGTTTCTCCAGACGAGCAGATTATTGTATATAGAGAGTTGTATTGTAGTAAAGTCCTTGCCACAGATTTGGCAGATATGATACTAGATGCAGAGGCTGATGACGGAAACATTAAGTATGGTGTCTTAGATAGTTCCCTTTGGCACAAGCGTGGTGATACTGGTCCTTCTTTGGCTGAACAGATGATTATGAAGGGTTGTCGTTGGAGACCTTCAGATAGAAGTAAAGGTAGTCGTGTATCAGGTAAGAACGAAATACATAGACGTTTACAGGTAGATGAGTTTACAGAAGAACCTAGACTAGTGTTTTTTAATACATGTACTAACACAGTTGCACAGTTACCATCTATACCTTTAGATAAGAAGAATCCAGAAGATGTGGATACTAGAGCAGAAGACCACTTGTATGATGCCCTTAGATATGGTATAATGTCAAGACCTAGATTTAGTATTTTTGACTATGACCCAATGGGCAGACCTAGCAGTAGTATGCCAATGGCAGATGCTACATTTGGATATTAAGGATTTAATATGGCAGAACAAGACGAAGTAACATTAGACGATGATTCTATAGCATTAGAAGATGTAGAGGAATCTGGAAGTGGAGATGTAAACGTAAGTGGTATCATACCATTTGTAATGGAAAGATACCAACGTGCAGAAGACTATCGTAATAATGACGAAGAACGATGGTTAAGGTCATATAGAAACTATAGGGGGTTATACGGAAGCGATGTTCAATTTACTGAAGCAGAAAAGTCAAGAGTATTTATCAAAGTCACTAAGACCAAAACTCTCGCAGCTTACGGACAAATTGTTGATGTTCTATTTGCAGGTAACAAATTTCCTATTAGCGTTGAGCCAACAGTATTACCTGAAGGTGTCGCAAAAGATGTTAACTTTGACCCAAAAAAGCCTGAACAGCTTAGAGGAGAAACTGCGTTGTCTTCGCCCTATGGTTTCAAAGGTGATGGACAAGAACTACCTAAAGGTGCGACTGAGAAAACTTTGGAGGAAAGGCTTGGTCCTCTACAAGAAAAGTTATCAGAAGTTCAAGGATTGGAAGAAGGGGTAGGGAAAACACCTTCAGCTATTACATTTAGTCCTGCTATGATTGCTGCTAAGAATATGGAGAAGCAAATCATAGACCAATTACAAGAATCAAATGCAAGTAAACAATTAAGAAGTACAGCATTTGAAATGGCATTGTTTGGCACAGGTGTGATGAAAGGACCTTTTGCTGTAGATAAAGAGTATCCTAGTTGGGATGATGAAGGTAATTATAGTCCTGTATTTAAAACTGTTCCATCAACTTCACATGTATCTGTTTGGAACTTTTATCCTGACCCTGATGCTGCTAATATGGATGAAGCACAATATGTAATTGAAAGACACAAGATGTCAAGAAGTCAATTACGTGCATTAAAGAAAAGACCTTATTTCCGTAGTAATGTTATTGATGAGGTAATACAGCAAGGCGAGTCTTACGATAAAAAATATTGGGAAGATGATTTATCAGATTATGCACCTGAACACGGAATAGACAGATTTGAAGTATTAGAATATTGGGGTATGTGTGATGTTGATATGCTTGAAGAGAATGATGTAGAAATACCTAAAGATTTAAAAGAGTTTGACGAATTACAAGCAAACATATGGATTAGTAATGGTAAACTAATAAGAATGGTTCTTAATCCATTTAAACCTGCCACTATACCTTATATGGCAGCACCATATGAACTTAATCCATATTCTTTCTTTGGTGTAGGTTTAGCTGAAAACATGGATGACACACAGACACTAATGAATGGTTTTATGAGAATGTCTGTAGATAACGCTGTGTTATCAGGTAACTTGCTTATTGAAGTAGACGAAACCAACCTAGTTCCGGGTCAAGACTTATCTGTGTATCCGGGTAAAGTTTTTAGAAGACAAGGTGGTGCACCGGGTCAAGCTATATTCGGTACAAAGTTTCCTAACGTGTCAAATGAAAACTTACAATTATTTGACAAGGCTAGACAACTTGCAGATGAGAGTACAGGTTTTCCATCATTTGCACATGGTCAAACAGGTGTTCAAGGTGTAGGTAGAACTGCATCTGGTATATCAATGCTTATGAATGCAGCAGCAGGTAGTATTAAGACTGTTATAAAAAATGTAGACGATTACTTACTTAAACCTCTAGGTAATGGTATGTTTAGATTTAATATGCAGTTTAATTTTAGCCCTGATATAAAAGGAGACTTAGAAGTTGTTGCACGTGGAACAGAAAGTCTTATGGCTAATGAAGTGCGTAGTCAGAGATTGATGTCCTTCTTACAAGTTGCATCTAATCCTGCACTTGCTCCGTTTGCTAAGTTTCCATATATTATTAGAGAGATTGCTAAGTCTATGGAACTTGACCCTGAAAAGGTTACAAATAATATGGATGAGGCAGCATTACAGGCAGAGATACTAAAAGGTATGCAAGGTGCTATGCCACAAGAACAACCCCAACAACAACAACCACAACAGGCAGGTCAACCACCTGTCGGTGCTAACCCATTAGACCCCACAGGAGCAGGTGGTGGTAATATAGGTACAGGACAAGCTCCTTTACCAAATGAGCAAGGATTTTCAGGAAATGACGGACAAGCAGGTGCTGCAACAAATCAAGCCACTAGTGAACAACCCCAAGCTAATGAACAGCTTCAATGATTATATTGATTTACAGATAAGTAAACAACATAAAATTCTAGAGCAGTCTAGCGATATAATAACTTTACATAGGTCTCAGGGTGCAATAGCAACTTTGAATAAACTTAAACTACTAAGGGATGAAGTAAACAATGGCTGAAGATATAGTAATGCCGCCACCAGAAAGAGCAGCAAAAACTGCTTTAGGCACTTCTACAGTAACTAGCTATCTAAAAGCAGATGATATATTAAAATCAGATGTACCCAAAGGTAAAACTTTAGATTTTGGTGCAGGTAGAGGTTTGGGTGCAAAAGCAATAGGTGCTGATACTTATGAGCCTTACGTACAAAGTAATCCTAAATACAACCAAGTAAATCAAATTAAAAGCAACAGCTATGATAAAATTACGAGTTTGAATGTCTTAAATACCATTGAGCCTGAAGCTAGAAAAGAGGCAGTAAAAAATATAGGTAGGGTTTTAAAACCAAATGGTGTTGCTGTTATATCAACAAGAGGAAAAGACGTAGAAGAAGCTAAAATAAAAACTAAAGCAAAAGATGGATACATTATAGGTAAAGGAGAACAAGCTAGATTTCAAAAAGGTTTTACTCAGGATGAATTAAAAAATTATGTTCAAAAAACTTTAGGTGATAATTATAAAGTTGAGAGTGTAAAAGGTTTAGGCAAAGCTGCTATAAAAGTAAAAAAACTAAATGTTGACCCTACACCTGTATATAAAACTTTATCTATAAAAGGTGCTAATTTTCCCGGTGGAAAACTAACAAAAAGATTTAACGAAGGTGGTACAACAATGAAAAAACAAATGGAACTATTTGAAGAAGGTGGTCTCAAAGACGAAGGTGGTATGGTTGATGAAGTATCAGGCAATGATGTACCCCCGGGTTCTACACGAGAAGAAGTGAGAGACGACATACCTGCACAATTAAGTGAAGGAGAGTTTGTATTTCCTGCCGATGTTGTTAGATACATAGGTCTTGAAAAACTTATGATGATGAGACAAGAAGCTAAACAAGGACTGAAAGCTATGGAAGCTATGGGTCAAATGGGTAATTCAGATGAAGCTACAATGCCTGATGATTTACCTTTTGATGAAACAGACCTTGACATAGAAGATGATTTAGAGTATAATACAGGTGGAGTGGTACAAGCACAAAGAGGTACATATGTAGCACCTACTGTGCCTACAGGAAATCAACTATTAGGAACAACACCTATGGGTGCACCTCCAATACCACAACAGGTAGGTACAGGAGTATCAGGTACTGCATTTGGAACACCCTATACACCTAATGTAGGTAAAATGTATGGAGCAGGTGCAACACCATATGCTCCTGTAACTTATACAGAATTATTAGGACCTAGTGCTGCAGGTGCTCCACAAACAAAGAATGTGAGATATGTAAATGAGGCTACTAACCAAACACGTATGATACCCCACTTACTAAATGCAGATGGAACTATTGGGGATACATTATATCCTGTACCTCAAGGCTTTGTTAGGAAAGATGAAGCACCAAAGGAAGAAGCTAAGAAGACACAAGTACAGACAGCTAAAGTAGCACCTGTAGAATCAGGAGATGGTCCTCCTAGTGGAACTACAACAAGTGCAGTAGACCCTGCAGGAGACCCTTTGAGTTATAGTAGTATTTTTGATATGGATAATTTAGATAAACAAATGTCTAAAATAGGAGCAATGCAACTTAGTACTTTAGGTAAAGCAGGTATTTCTCAAGGTGTGTTTAGTGCTGTAACAGGAAATCCTGAAAGAAATCAAATGAAACTAGGTGCTATTACACCTACCTTTACATCACTTAAAGAAAAATTAGGACTGAAAGGTAAAAATTTAGTAAACGCAACAAAAGAACAAAGAAATGCCATGGCGGCAGAAGTTGAAAGAGTTTCCGCAGCTATTGATAGACTAACTACTAATATTACTTTTTCAAAGGATGAAAAGGGTAATACTATTAGTACAGAATCAAATAAGAGTACAAAAGATGTCATAGCTGAAGTAAATGCTATGGCAGAAAAATATGGATTAGATAAAATTGATACTAAAACCAATATAAATTTAAGTTCTAAAATAGGAAAAAAAGTTGCAGAGATAAACAACGCTATCCAAGACCAACCTACAACGGACATGACAAAAGGACCTGATGTGAGTATTGTTGATGACCCAACTGAACCAGTCTCAGATAGTACAAGTATTGATAGTTTTGCAGACGTAGATGATGATGCAGGTCCGGGAGAACCAGAAAGCACTGTTGGAGATGACCCATCAGGTGCAGGAGATGAAGGAGTCAGTGATGATGGTCCTGGCTCTGATATGGGTGGTGAAGATGTTGCTAAAGGTTCACTTATAACTAAACGCAAAGCATCAGGTAAAGTAAAGAAAAAGTATATGAAGCGAGGTGGATTAGCTTCACGTTAATAATCCACAATTAAAGGCTACTTATCCCCCAACAATAATTGGCTACGATAACCCCAAGGAGAAAATAAATGGCAGATGCTATGATTAAGGAAGCAACACCTAAGAAAGTTGCATTTGTAAGTAAACCTTACACACAAGAAGAAAGAATAAAAAAAGAAGAACAAGAATTAGAACAGCTACTGAAAGAACAAAAAGGTGAAGTTGAAACTAAGGCTGAAGAATCGGAAGATAAGAGTGAAGAAGAACCGACTTCTGCTGAAGAGAAAACTTTTAAAAAGCGTTATGGAGACTTACGAAGACATACCCAAGAAAAAGAACGAGAGTTTCAGAAGCAGTTAAATGATTTAAAAGAACAGCTAGATAAGGCAACAAAGAAAGAAATAAAGCTACCTAAGTCTGATGAAGACATAGAAGCATGGGCAAAAGAATATCCTGATGTAGCAAAGATTGTTGAAACAATTGCTATGAAAAAAGCAAGAGAGCAATCAGAGCAATTAGAAGCAAGGCTACAGAAGATAGATGAAATGTCTGTTGAAGCTAAGAAAGAAAAGGCTGAAGCAGAACTAATGAGATTACATCCTGACTTTGGAGATATTAGAGACAGCGATGATTTTCACGATTGGGCTGAAGAACAGCCAAAATGGGTACAGGATGCACTATATGAAAATGACAATGATGCAAGGTCAGCAGCAAGAGCAATTGATTTATACAAAGCAGATAGAAATATCAACAAGAGCACTAAGACAAAAAGTGATAAAAGTGCTGCTATGGATGTTGGCACGAAAGCTACAAAGACTAAAGTTGATACTAGTGAATCAGGTAAAAAAATACTTGAATCTGATGTTCAAAAAATGTCCGCTGCACAGTATGAAAGACAAGCTGACACAATAATGGAAGCTATCAGGTCAGGTAACTTTATATATGATGTATCAGGTTCAGCTAGATAATATAAAAATATAGTTGACAACAAAGAATTTATGTATATAACTATACATAACTACAAGTGTAACATAACCCCATCTTGGTTACTTATGTTATACTACTACCCTAGACTTTAGAGATTACCCAATTATGTGAGCCTACACAGGAATCGCTATCCTACGTACAACCTCAACGCATGAATGGTCCTTATAAAGTAAAATGACTAAAAACTAATAGTACACATTCCGTGTACATTTGATAAATGTTTAAGGAGATAAAAATGGCATTTACAGCAGCAGCTGGTTATGGTAATCTTCCTAACGGTAATTTTAGTCCTATTATTTACAGCAAACAGGTTCAACTTGCATTTCGCAAGGGGTCTGTCGTTGAAGCTATCACTAACAGTGATTACTTCGGTGAGATTGCTAATATGGGCGATTCCGTTAAGGTTATCAAAGAACCAGAAATAACAGTCAAGGCATATGAAAGAGGAACAACTATTACTCCTCAAGACCTTGATGACGAAGAGTTTTCACTTACTATTGACAAAGCTAATTACTTTGCATTTAAAGTGGATGATATAGAAGAAGCTCATTCTCATATTAACTTTCAACAGTTAGCATCAGATAGAGCAGCTTATAGACTAGCCGACCAATTTGACCAAGACGTACTTGGTTATATGTCAGGTTTCAAGCAATCAGCTATACATGGTGCACCAAATACAGCTAATACAACTGTAAACGGTACTAAGGCTGTATCAACTGCAGGTTCTGACGAACTCTTAGCTTCAATGAAAGTTGATGCTTCAGACTTCGGTGGTTCAGCAGGTGATGCTGTGGCTATCTTACCAAGAACAGGTGGAGCTACAACTGCTACTCCTGCTAACGGAGATAGAAACCCATTAACTGTTATTGCTAGAATGTCTAGACTATTAGACCAACAGAATGTTGACACTAATGGTAGATGGTTAGTATTAGACCCTGTATTCATAGAAGTACTAAAGGATGAAGATTCAAGATTATTTGATTCAGACTTTGGTGGTACTGGACTACAGAATGGTTTAATCCTAAACAACCTACATGGTTTCAAGGTTTATCAGTCAAACAATTTACCTGCAGTAGGAACAGGACCATCTAATACTGGTACTAACAGTTCTACTAACTATGGTGTAATTGTTGCTGGTCATTCTTCATCAGTAGCTACTGCCGAGCAAATCAACAAGACAGAGACTTATAGAGACCCTGATTCTTTTGCTGATATTGTTCGTGGTATGCATTTGTATGGTAGAAAGATACTTCGCCCTGAAGCAATCTCTACTTGTATATATCACTTAGCGTAAGGGAGATTAGATTATGGCGAATATTACTGCTGTTCTTAAAGCCGCTTCTGGCAACTCCCAGAGAGGCAGAAACGTATACTATATAGATAACGTTATTGACTTAACTGCTAATAGTATTAATCCTAACGGTGATACCATTCAAGCTATCACAGTTCCAGCTAATACTCTTGTTGTGGCTGCAGG